AAGAGGACTTAGAGCAAAGAAGAAAAGAACTTCAATCTAAGCAAAAAAAGCAAATTGAGGATCGTAAGAAAAAGGCAATATCATACCGCGATGTAGTGGCTGGCAATATGGAGAAAGAAAAGAAAAGAAAGCAAAAAGAGATGGATAAAGAAGCAGAGAGAAAACAAGCAATAGCAGCACGTGCAAGAATGAAAGACGAACTCAAAATAGAATTACAACAAGAAAGAGAATCCGAAAAAAACTAATAGGGCAAAAAATACCTGGAGATTTTTTCCCCCCGATTTTGGAATAAAAAGTTGAATTTCCCTCAGAGAGGGTCTGAATAAAATACCCTCTCTTCCTCTACCTTATCACGTACAAAGCTAAGCACGTTCATAAACTCCTCCACTGTATCACAACTCACTACATTTTCTTTACCCTCATCAGAATAAAGATATACTTTTCGTTTGCTTGTGTCTATGACACACTTGGATAATAAATCATCAGTCATAATTAACTCCTAACATCATAGTTATATCCTGCAATAGAGTATCCACTATTGTCACCAGGATAATCAGCAGGTGTCTTCCCTTCATACTCTACTATTAATTTCTCTACATCAACTCTCTCTGCCATTATATGATAGAAACAATCTACTGGCATACCACCTTGAGATTGAAGATAAATTCTCCCTTCAATAGGTGATATTCTTTTCACTATAACATTCTGATGAGAATGAATAGCAGTAAGTTGAATAGTAAGACTCTCATAATTAATTAAACCCTTCCAATACTCTGGTAATTCAATTACATTATGACCATTACATACTCTTCCTCTAGTATACACAGCAACCTCAGGTCCTTCAATACATGCATGAGCAAGACGATGACCTTCTTTAGTTGGATGTTGAATATCAAATAATTTACATCCAGGAGGAGTTCCTGATGTTTTAGTGATATCTCCAACAAAATGTGCATCAGTTGTTATATTCTCACTAGCCTTTATATTACCCTCTTGATTAGTATCACCTATAATTTCAACATCTCCCTTAGCTTTAAGAGCTTTATCAGGATGAGTTTCTGAGTCTGAATTATACTCAGCACCTACCATTAAGGTTGCTTCTACTGAATCATAATCAGTATCCTTACCTATCTGCAAAGGACCTTCAACATATCCTGAGCCTCTTATCTCAGTCTCTCCTTTACCAAGTGCTTCTGGTTTACCACAACCAACAAACAATCTTTTTCCTACAAAGATGTTTCCGAATTTCATTTGTTTCTTTCCTCATTAATAGATTTACCACCACCACATGTTTTGGATGGTTTACTTCCTTTGGTGGACCTGTCAGCAAAGTCAGTAAGACCACCATAGATATTCATGATGCCCTTACCAATCATATCAACAGTAGACTCAGAAAATATTTTAGTAGATACTCTAGACTTTACGTCCACAATCTGAGCATTCAATGCTATCTTATCATCAGCATCTAGTAAAATGTTTCCTGTCCTACCATCAAATCCTTTAGCAGTAAGTTCAATTGACTCTGCTTCTAATTTAATCCTCCCTCTTGGTGCTTTGATTATTATATCACCATTCTCTGCTTCGTACCAGATGGCAGGTATATTTCTTGGTTCATCTTTCCCCTCAGGATAATTTACTATGTCTTTACCTGATTTAACTGTGAAAGTTCCAGGACAAAAAGATTTAGTAGACCCTTTAGTACCTTCTTCAGCACTACCAGTCTCCTCCATAACAATATAATGTCGTCCCCCATCAGGACCACTCTGCAACATGCAAGCAGAAATCTCATTAGAGTCTCTAACATGACCAAAACTTAAGCGTCCATGCTCAGTTCCGATATAATAAGGATGAAAATTTTCCTTCTTAGCCATTAGATTTTACCTACACAATCTATTACTTGTACAATTTGACTAGGAGCAATTGATTCGATGGTTACATCTTCTCCAACTCTATTTACCTTAAAGACAGGCATCAATCTAGCATTATAACCTTTATCACTCTGAATGTAAAGGTCTGGGTCTTTAGTGAATCCTATACCACCCTTGATCACATCCACACCAATGATCGAACCTAATGGGTCACACTTAATTTTAAGTTCAGCGCCATTAGAAGGTTCCATAACTACTTTATCTACTGAAGAATCATATCCAAAACCACCATCAAGAATATTAATATCTTCTATCTCCAATGATACTGGGTAATCTCCTGTTCCTGTTGATGGGAAAGGACCCCTTACAGTAGTATCATCAAAGGGTGGGGTTGTAATATCTTCACATTCATCTCCAGATATAATAACATTATTTCCTCCAGGATAAGTGACTTCATCACCAGGACATACTCTCACTACATTTCCTGGTTTATAAGGAAGGTCATAAGTTCCATCACTCCTCTTTATAGTAGTTTCATCCTTATCTGCCCAAGTTCTACCATCTCCTCCCTGACTTCCATCAGGAGCAGGAAGATAATCTATTCCAGTATCATCCATTATAACACGAACAACTTCTCCATTTTCTATAACTGCTCTACCAGTAGCTCCCTTTCCAGAATCACAAGAATCTATAAATTTAATTCTAGGTGGAGATGAATAGTTAAAACCAGGAGCAATAATATCCACTCCCAATATAGTAGTAAGAGCACTAACTATAACATTACCTTTAGCTCCATCTCCTCCACCTCCAATAAACTCTATACTAGGTGGCCCACAAAATACTGGTCCAACATTACAAGTATCTACAAATACATCATCAAAGTTAGCATTCTTAGCTACATTAGAAATAGCATCTCCAATATTACTGATACCAGAAACAGCATCCTGAACTAAACCAGCAGCTTGTTTTGCCTTATCAAAAATACTATTCAAATTAAGAGTTGCAGTTATCTCTGGTCCATTAACTGGGTTCCACTCCTTTACATTAGAACACTTGGGATCTTGGTCACAAGAAAGGAATGAAAGAGCATCAGTAGCAAACCCCATTACATCATCAAGAGCAGAAGAAGCAACACCCATACCAGCAAGTAAAGATTTGATAGGATTCATCACAGAATTTATTGATGAATCTATTAGTCCACTAATCTTTCCAAGCAATGACCCTACAAAATTTTCAACAGCACACATAGGTGTGTTAATAAACCTATCCAGTATCTGATTCAAGAAGTTTCCTACCATCCCAGTAAGATTCTTCATTATATTTTTAAAAGCACAAGCTAATTCACTATTAGCTTCCTCCACTTTCTCTTTTAATAAAGGAAGTTCAGTAGGAAATACTTTATCATAAGTGTCACTTAAAACATCATTAACTTTCTTTAAAGCATTCTTCTGAATTTCCGTTGTTATTCTCTTAACATCTCCTGAGATAGCCTTAATAGCATTCTGCTTTACCTTTTCTATTTCACTTTCTATATTATTAATCTTAGTAGATACTTTAGTTTCCCAATCATTAGCAGTCTTTTGTATTCTCTGCACCTCAGCAATCATATTCTTCATCTCCCTCTGAATAGAACCAACAGGAGCTTGTTCACAATCAGTATTGGATGCTACTGTTGAGGATTTCTTTTCATTTTCATATTGTTCCTTTGTAGCACCATCCTTAGCATTAACAGCATTAATAGTAGACTCTGCCACCTCTTCATTATTAGTCTTATTTTTATCAACTTCTTCTGCTACTGCTTCTGCTTTTTCTTTCTCTAAACGTAAATTATGTTGAGGGACTATATCTTTAGTTGTAAATCCACTGAAAGGTTTAAACCCAGCGTCAGGAATGTTCTTCATGACTGCTGTGTACTGGTTGAATCCAAGCACACCCATGATTACTGGTTGCTGTGCATCCTCACCATCTAAAAAGTATCCTTGTACAAAATCACCCTGCCTTAAATTAGGGGTGCTCATTGCACCACCAGATACTCCAGCAGTAACTGGGAGCATTATGGATGCCCAAGGAAGTTCTTCATCCTTTAAGTCACCAGGAGATGCAGTATGATACCCCATGATTCTGACCTTATATCTAAAGTCAAAACCTTTCTGTTCCTTTGTAGTTCTAGTAGGAGATCCACCTAAATTGGCAGCCCACTGGGTCTGGTCTACAATCTGACCAATCCACCAGATGAATCCATCTCTTCCTAGAAAATGAGTTTTTACAAGTGATTGATCAATCATTAGTCGTCGTACACTCTACACTCTAATGAGTCTGGATGATTATCACAATACACTTCTAAGTGCTTATCATCATGTCTTGTATGCCAATCATTAATCTTACCTTCATTAGTATTCACTTCTTCATCTGAATGGGCATGGAATGCATCATTATGCATCTCTAAATCAGACTCACTATACTCAATCATACCATGATTGATATGTTCTTTATGATCTTTAGGATCAATGTAAACTTCATGATCTAAATCATGCTTTGGGGTTGGAGTAGTCATAATTTTTAGTTGTCAGGAGTAAAGTTTTTTATTCCAAAGGTGTCTCTGACAAGAGTTAAACTTGTATAAGTATCTTTTGGAGTAATACTATGGCAGAGACTTGATATCATATATAGTCCCCCACTTTTTTTATTTCTTCCTGTATTAGGTTCTGTGGATAATTGAGGGAACTCACAATAAATCATATCACCAGCTCGGAGGCTAAAGTCTCCTGCTATCATAATATTTATTTTAACTAAGAACATCTGGTTGTATCTCATTACAGATTGTACCATAGTTTTAGTAGCATCGTAAGTAGGATCAAAAGGACTATTCTTCCAGTTATCCAATTGTTCCTGCACATCCTTACCTGAAGGAAGAGTTCCTACATCCAAAACTCTATTCATCACCCTAGAAATAGGTAATCTAAACTCATCAGCAACAGAGTCCAACCCATCCTTACCTGCAGTAACAATCTTATCTTTACTTCCTGCTCCTTTATTATTAGCAGCACCACCTGACTCATCCACACTATAATTTCTTACTTTATAATTATATGCATAAAAATCAAAGAATAAAGTTCTATTAGCATAAGTTCCTGCTGTTAGATTACTCTGCAAATCAATGTCTCTATCAATTTCATAACTTAATATCTTACCTTTATATTCTCTGGGATTCTCATCAGTATTAGTAAAGATATAGTTACCCTTCTTTTTCTGGTCAAACAAAGCATCAATAGATCTAAAATTAAATCCATCATGAGTTTCGTAGAAAAGATATCCAGCAGCTCCTCCTATCTTACCTGCTTTTGCTGGAATAGATTTAGATGCTAACCAAGTACAAATATAAAAAGGTTTCCTATCATTACCTATAAAATTATAATTGATAGCAGTCTCATCTACCTTTACTTTCTTCTTAGTTTTTATACCAACATCAGCAGAAGTAGCTTCAGTAAGAATCTTCTTTACATTCTCAGATATCTTACCATCATATCTTTTACACACTCTACATTGCTCATTAGCAAACAACTCTCTAGAAGTAAAGTCTAGAGAATAAACATCCTTCTGAGTTCCAGAGATAACATTCCTAACTCTGTTTACATATAATTTCTTATCATTTTTGAATTTTAATTTATGACCATCATGATCTTCAATAACAATATGAGAAGGTTCTCCTCCTCTGATGGGAAGTCCATCTAAGATTCCTTTATTACCAAAAGATTTCTTATCAGTTTCACCACTCTCTACAATGATAGCAGTTAAAGATACTGAATTAGATAATACATCCTCATAGTATTTTATATCTACTACACCCTCAGACGCATCAATACCCTCGCCACCTTCTTGCTTAGCTTGAAACAATTCAAACTCTCTTATATTACCTGCTCTGGTAGAATCCTTACTTGCCATTCCTATACCTTATAAAGAGCTGCTGTAGATTGTAACTCATACTGACTATTTACTAAAGTTAATTTATCTGGACCTACAGGAATGATTTTAGTACCTCCACCTGAAGATCCTCCAGATGCTCCTCCCCCTTTTCCACCAGCATCTACTACTACAGTAGTATCATCTGCTCCATCCTCATAGGATGCTGATGATGATACAGACTCTGCATCATTATTCTGTGATTGAGATCCTATCTCAGCAGTGTCTTCTGAAGGAGGGAAGAAAGATTTACCAAGCAATGGTAAAGTCTTTGCAGGATTAAGAATATTCAACCAATTAGTGACTCCCAATCTAGTTTTATTTTCTGCTTTAAAAAGTTCTATAAACCTAGAGAATCCACTACCAATCCATTTAGTAAATGCCTTACCCCCATCAACTATCTGAAAGAACTTATCTTTTAATTTCTTACCTGCTCCTTTCCACCCATCCTTACCTTGAAATCCTTCATAAAGAACATCACCCACAAATTCTCCTGCTATCTCACCAACTATCATTCCTATTGGACCTAATGCTAGTCCTAATCCACCACCAATAGCAGCACCAGCAGTCTTAAATAATGTCTTACCTATTGGATCACCTGAGAACATGGAGGTGATAGCAACCAATAAAGGACCAACTACTGGTACTTTAATAGCCTTAGCCCCTTTCACTAATACTTTTCCTACACCTGCTAATGTCTTAGCTGCTCCCTTACCAAACCATTTGACTATAAGACGATTAGCCCCTCTCTTTAGACCATGCTTTAATATTTTAGAACCTACCTTCTTACCTCCACCCTTTAATAATTTTCTAGCTCCCCTTCCTATAAATCTTTTAGCTCCAACTGCTGCCCTTCTTGCTGTATTTTTTACAAATCCTTTTGCTTTACCTGCTACATTTTTTATCAAGTTTTTTCCTTTAGTTGCTACATTCCCTACAAAATTAGTAACAGGTTTAAGAAATTTAGAACCAGTCTTAACAAGATTCTTACCAAAATTTTTAATTCCTTGAGTTATATTACTAATACTCTTACTAACCCAACCAAAAAGTTTACTTCCTATAGTTTGAAACCCTTCTAAGATTCCCCTTCCAAGAGCTTTAAAAGGCTTAAGTACCAATTTAAATGCATCATCTATACCAGATTTAAGTGCATTAACTCCTTTAAGTAAAGTAGGCAATCCTTTCTTAAGAGCTTCAATACCAATTCTAAATGCTAGGATAACATCTCTTGCCCCTCCCATCAAAGCAGCAACCAATGAACCAAGGAGTGTCATGGTGGCAAACTTAGCCATCCTTGATAAGAATCCCTCAGCTACATCTTTAGCCCCACTCAAAGGACCTTTCTTTTTCTTTGGTTTCTTTGCTTCTAATTCTGCTTCTCTATCTTCTTTCTTTATCTTAGCAGTTAATAATCTTTGATCCTCTAATCTATCTTCAGCAGATTTTTTATTATCTTTTAAAGCATTCTTAATTTCAGAAACATTAGTTTGAATTCCACTCAAAGAATCCATAAAAGAATTCAACCCCAAATCATTAGCAACTTTACTACTCTTACCAACTACATCATCCCCTGTAGAAGATAGTGAAGATTTAGATAATGCTCCTCCCCTACTAGGAACTATAGAACTTCCTCCAATAGATTTAACAAGTGCTCCTCCTTTATCTTCTCCACCCCCTAACATTTTCTTTGCTACATCCTTACCCTTAACCTTCTTCCTTTTGACAACAGACTTCACAGCCTTCTTAGCAGTTCCCTTGACGGCCTTCTTCGTCACATTCTTAAGCAACTGCTTACCCATCTCCATTAATATTTTTCCTGTTATTGCTGGCATCTTAACTCATTATATTGTAGAGTGATTTGACTACAGGAATAGTCATATTATTAGGGTCAGTAGAAGAGAATCTAGTATTTTCACCAGAACTACCTGAAGATGCTACTCCTCTAGGAGCACTAGAACCTCCACCTCCACCTATTACTATTACCTTTCCACCTCTACCTGAAGGAGCGTCAACACCAGGCACTATTCCTCCACCAGCAAACTTCATCATCTTAGGTTTATTAGTTCCACCACCTGCTTTATTCATTGCCATTAATTTATCAGCACCTATCTGATCAACAGCACCTTTACTCATCACAAACTCACCAGGAGTTAGCATTGCTGGTACTGTATCACCTTCACCTTTACCAGGAACTTTACCTCCTTTATTAAATCTTTTAGGTTGAACTAAACCACCACCATTCATTTTAGCACTAGTAGATATGTCAGCACCTAAATTATCCATTGCAATCTGCTGGTTGAGGGCTTGTGCAAGTCTTGCGTTAGGTTTTGATGCAAGATAATTCTCCTTATCTTCCTCTGTTAATTGACCTACTGATCCTTGAAAAATAGTTTCAGCACCTCTTGATTTTGTCTTCCACGTAGTCTTCGTCATGGTATCAAAATCACTCTGAGTATCTGATGTTTCTTTTACTCCACCACCATAATATTCTGGACCCATTGCTTTTGTAAGTTCCACACCATCCGCATAAGTTATTTTATCTAAAGGAGGTAATCCAAGAAATTCTGTTCTTTCTTTATTAACCCAAAAAAGCGTTTCCTCTTCTATACGTTTTTTCTCTTCTGGGTCAGTTACGGTACCCCTAGTATGTCCTAACTTTTCGCTCATAGTTTTGACCTTACCACCTTCATTATATCCAGGAACTAATCCACCACCAGCCATGGCTACTCCTTCATTCTTTGCCTGTGCTGTCTTAGATAATGGTATGAAATCAAAGTTAGGGGGACCAGGAATCATAGGAATTTTTGGTGCTGGTATAGGTGGTATCTTAAGCAACCCAGTTGCTTTATTGATAGCACCTAATAAAGATTCTACTCCACTGTTAATACCACCAATAATAAAATTCATTGGAGCACCTGTAACATTCCAAAGCCCCTTCATTACTGCGTTAACAAGACCAATAACTAAATTAAAAAATCTTTTAATAGGATCTAAAAACTGAGCAGGATCTCTAAGAAGAGTTAATAATCTATTAACCACCGACCCAACAAAAGTCATGGTAACAAACTTAAGTAACTTATTAAGAAAGTTTCCTACTGGTTTAGTGACGCTCTGAAGCATCTTATTTTGAGGTGTATCTGGTTTATCTTCTAAATCTTTTTCCCTCTTCTTTTTCTTACCTTCAAGAAGAGCTTGTCTTACATCCTCATCTTTCTCTTCTGCTAAATCATTACCATCTACTATAGAATCTTTAACTTCTGATATATCAGCCTTAATTGTATCTAATTTACCAGCAACTTCTCCATTTAAAAAAGTAATAACATCAGTCTTCTTATCCTCTTCTTCATTATCGGGTTTAATATCTGAAGGTGTAGTAGTTGAAGAACCTGGAGGAAGAAACTTAGCCGCTTTAAATCTCCTCTTTCTCTCAGCAGCACTTAAAGGTTCTCCTGTTTTTGGATCAGTTCCAGTAGTAGTTTCTGTAAACTCATCACTTTTTTTATGCTCCTCTGCTGCTGCAGTCTCTTGTCTATTCCTAGCCTGTCTTTCTAATCTTTCTTCTGCAGTCTCTTGCGAAGTTCCTCTCTTAAATTTATCAGCATCTATCTTTGGTTTACGTATTCTCTTACCAGTAACTCTTGTCTTCTTAGCCTTTGGTTTTACTTTTGGTTTTGCTTTAGCCTTTGGTTTTGGTTTTGCTTTAGCCTTTGGTTTTGCTTTAGCCTTTGGTTTTGTCTTTGTGGATACTGAATCTGATCCTACTTCTCCTTCTCCTTCCTTTGCTGATTGTATATCTTCTAGCAGATCATCTATAGCTTCCTTTGCTTGTTCCTCTGCTGCCTGTTGTAATTCTAATTCACTAACTCTTCCTTCAAGCCCAAGAACTCTCACCAAAGTTTTCCTTTGCATCGCAAAGGACTTACTCATTGTCTTATGCAACTGAGCAACTTGTATACCTAATCCTTTTTCAAGCCCACCAACTCTACCCTCTAATTTAAAATGAGGGTCATGAGCACTTCTTAAAGATTGTATTAGGTTATTGCTGCTAGGCATTAGATTGTTGTTGCTTGAGTTTTTCATCCTCAAGATGTTGTTTCAACATACCAATGTAGATGTCTCTCTCCCAAGGGATTAAGTTTTCAACTTCTGTTAATGAATATTTATGGTACTGAAGTAAAGAGAAATTAATATTATAATAACTCTCCAAATTCATATGCACCATACCTAAGCGAAAAAAGACGATAACCCTTCCAACACCACAGTACTTTCAACTTTTGTCTTAGGATTTTTAAAGGTCACACTATGAGATAACTTAGGCATTGTCTCAAAGAACTTTTCAATCTCCTTAAACTGCATACTATTCATCTGCTCTAAGAAATCTTTCACTTCTTTCTTAGTACAATCTGCAGTAGACCATACATCCTCTTCATTATAAATTTTATCAATACAGGAAGCAATCAAATCAAATGATTGATCCATGCTTACCTCTTCAGTAAAATCAAAATTACTTTTAATGAATTGTTCTAATGATGGATACTTCATCTCCATGATTAAAGAATCATCTAACTTAACTTTATTAGTATGCTCATCACTTTTTTGAATTTCAATATCATCTATATTAATAGTCACAGGAACTTCTGTGACCTCATCATCAGGAGCAATAAGGTTAACTTCAACCTCCTCACCCACAGATTTTCCTCTGATGTTAAGAAATAGATATTCTATATCAAAAGTAGGAAGATTCTCTACCTTTATTCCTCTAGTTTGAATACAATTTTTTAATACAGTTTTAATTGCTGTAGAAATATCTTTAGTGTTCTCAGTTTCCAATGCTAATACTAAAAGTTTTTCTTCTTTAACTAGGAATGGTCTGTATTTAATTTTCTTTCCTGTAGATGGCAACTCAAGTTCATAACTTGGAGTAACAATGGTAGGTAATGGCATAATAATTCTTTCAGTGTCTTATTTATCAAGTTAATGTTGGTTGTCTATTAACTATCATATCTCTAGTAACTTCTCCTTCAAACAAATCATTAGAACTGAAAAGAGTTTGCTTTCTTTGCTGAACATATCTAACAAAATTAAATGATACACTACATTTTAACACAGAACTTTCTTCATATGAAACTGGAATAGCAGTTAAAGATAAAGGAAATGCTTGAACAAAAGTATAATCAAGAGTACTTCTAGCAGTTCTAGTACCAGTACTTCCACTAGCACTATAATTTCCCATAAAATTATCTCTTTCAAATTTAGTTATGTATATATTATTCTTATATGTGTTAGGGTAAGCCATCCTATGACTTACATAAGGGTCTTCATATGTTTTTGTATTATCAACTCCAGTAATATAATCCATCCATGCTTCTATCATTTGTATTACTTTATAGTTTCTATCCACATAAAAAGTAAGTCCCAAACTCTCATCATACAATCTTCTATAAGCCATCTTCTCAGTCACACCAGCATAGTCATTATTAACTTCATGAGTAGTTAAACTAGAACCTGGAAGAGATGCTTCACAACACATCAAACTAATATTATCATAGTCATAAGAACCTAATGACAATCTACTTCTTACTGCTTGAGGAACGGGCAAAGTCAATCTATATAAAGAAGATTGTGCTACATTAAGCAACCTCGACTTTATCTTAGATACCGTTAACTTTTCTGGCCTGACAGCTCCCATCTATAAATATTTTAGATTATATATTATGTATAAGAGATGGCTGAAAGTATTAAGAGTAGGTACAAACCAAAGCACCCTCGAAAGTATCAAGGCAATCCAAATAATATAATATGTCGTAGTAGTTGGGAACGTAAGTTCTGTAGATACTGTGACTTGAATAATAATATAATAGCATGGGCTTCTGAAGAGATAAGTATACCTTACATGTCTCCTGTAGATAAAAGACCTCATAGATACTATCCAGACTTTTTAATGAAGGTAAGAGAAAGTAATGGTAGCATTAAAACTTATGTGGTTGAGGTGAAACCTAAGAAGCAAACCAAACCACCAAAGAAAAAAACCAGAGTAACTAAATCATATCTGTATGAACTTACAACCTATGCTATCAACCAAGCTAAATGGAAGGCAGCACAAGAGTATTGTTTAGATAGGAGAATTGAATTCAAACTAATCACAGAAGATGAACTAGGTATTAAGTAATGTCAGAAAGAACACAAGAACTTCAAGAACAAATTGAAGGACTAAATGATCCTGATGATATCATGATGAACATCATGGAGGTGTTTAGTCAGACTGACATAGTACCTAATCCAGGTAACTATTATACTTTTGTATATAATGCCAAGACTCCTGGTGTTTATGATGAATTTCCATTAGTTGCTGTTACTGAAGTAAAAAATTGGGGATTCCAAGGTATCAACTTTCACTGGGGTACATCAAGGAACTATACATGGAATGAACTTGTAGGATTCTTACATATAATACAGAATGATGAGATAGATTATCTAAGATCATTATCTTATGCAAACTTTAAGACTAAATAACTAAAAAGATATTAATGTCAACAGTTACTAGCGAAGAATTCTTATTAGATGGAAAATCATTTGTCACTAAGACAGATAAAACTAGTGCGACTGTAGTTAGAACTGCTACTGGAAAGAATCTTACTCAAACAGAAAAAGAAGTAGCAGGTAGTTATTATAATGCTGCATTAGATGAAATAGATTATGCAAAAATATATAATTTAGATTATGGTTCTAATTTCTTAAGTAAGTTAGGGGCTAGTGATCAATGGATGGGAACTGCTTTAACAGACCCAATATACAAAGATGTATTTAAAAAAGCAACAGGAAAAAGTTCACCTAATATAAGCTTTGCAGACGTTATAGATCCTAATAGTAGATGGCAATCAACCCCTCTCAATACAAGTGCTAACAATAAATCTACTAGTGGTGGTGGAGGTAAATTTGTAGGAAGATACCCTCTCAATAAAGATAGAAAGAAATTTGATTTCTTACAAGTAACTGCTAAAGAATATAAACCAAGTTCATTTAGTGGTGTAGATGGGATGACACAAGATGCAGAAGATAGAAAGATGGCTTCAGTAGGAAGTGTCTATCTTCCTATGCAACCTGGATTATCAGACGCAAGTAGTGTAAGTTGGAATGAAGGCACATTGAATGCAATTGATGCTGCAATGGCTAACATATCAGGTTCTGCTGTAAAAGGAGCATCTGAAGGATTAAGCCAAGCAACAAAAGGACTAGCTGGTGCATCAAAGGATGCAATGAAAACTCTTTTTGGACCTGGTGGTATTGGTTCAGATGAAGTTGCTGCTTACTTTGCAGAACAAGCTACTGGAAAGAATGTATTTACCAGAACTACAGGTAAGGTAATGAATCCCAACTTAGAACTTCTCTTCAGTGGTCCAGGACTAAGATCTTTTAATTATAATTATCAGTTTACACCAAGAGAATCTAGAGAAGCAAAAGAAATTAGAAGTATCATTAAGTTCTTTAAGAAACAAATGGCTCCTAAAAGAAAAGGAAAATTATTCTTAGAGTCTCCTAATGTATTCAAATTAAAATACATATTTAAAAATGGAGATCAACATCCCTTCTTAAATAAAATTAAACTATGTGCTCTTACAACTTTTAATGTTCAATACACTCCTGATGGTTCATACATGACATATGATGATGGTTCTATGACTAGCTACACTTGCAACTTGAGCTTCCAAGAATTGAATCCAATATACGCAGAGGATATTGAAATGTCTAGTAACGATATGGGATTCTAACCATGACAAATTCTTATTTTAAACAAGTACCAAACTTTGAATACGTCAATAGGACTAAAGGAAGTCAAGATATTTCCAACTATATTACTATAAAAAACTTATTTAAGAGGGGTAAAATTCGTCCTGACATATTTGGAAACCTAAGTTTCTTTACTAAGTATAAAATAATTGGCGATGAAAGACCAGACAACATAGCATTCAAAGAATACGATGACTCTTCATTGGACTGGGTAGTTCTTTTATCTAATAATATATTAAACATCCAGTCTGAATGGCCACTACCCCAGACATCATTAGATGAAGTACTCTTAGAAAAATATGGAACCTATGAAAAATTACATTCTGGCATCCATCATTATGAAACTGTAGAAATTAAAAACTCTAAGGGTGGAGTTATACTTCCAGGCGGATTAGAAACTCCTAAGACATGGAGAACTAATGGAAATTATATTCAAGCAATCAATACAAAAATAAATCAAATATCAGGAACTGAATCTAAAATAGCAACCATTACCATGAATAATGGTATTAAAGACTTGGTTGTTGGATCAGAAGTATTAATTAATAATGTATCATCAAGTGTATATAATGGAAGGTTCCCTATAACATCTGTTCTTAAAGTGGGGGATGTAGTTATTAGATTTACATATGTATTACCATCCATACCCGAAGTTAAGCAACCAGAAATAGGAGGTACAGAACAAGTTACCTTTACTGTAGAAGGAACAGTTGGAACAGGTAATGCATACTACTATGAATACTATGATGATAATTCTTATCATACTATTCCAGCAGCTAAGATGACTCAAGCAGTTACTAATTATCAATATGAAATTAAAAAGGAAGATGATAAAAGAAATATCTACTTATTAAAACCAGATTATCTAAATGTTATCTTCAATGACTTAGATAACATCATGCCATATAAAAAAGGTGCCGCTCAGTATGTGAGTGACACCTTGAAGAAAGGAGAAAATATTAAATTGTATCAGTAATCTATTTAAAAAATAGATTGATGTATGCTGCTATGACCAAGAGGGTCAAGCAGATCTGATTATATTTCAACTATCAGCTAACTTTTGAAAGTAACTGAGAGCATCATCCTCATCTGAACTAGCAGATGCTACAGGAGGAGCAGCAGCTACTGGAACTCGTTCTTCTTCAGATACAACTTCCTCATCCAGTCTAGGAGCTTGAGCAGGTTTCTGTCCCAAGACAGTCTTTAATCGTCTCTCCAAATCTTCATATGACTTAAACTGATCTGGTGCGGTAATAGCAGATAGAGAATACTGCTTCTTCCACAATGCTTCTAATGCATCATCATCATCTAATAAAGGTGCTACCTTATCAAACTCAGACTTATCATAGTTCCAGAACCCATCCTTCTTAACGATCTTCAGCTTAAAGTTTGCACCCTGCCAGAAATCAAAAGGATTGATTGGAGTTTCATCATCAAACTCTGGTTGCATTGCTTCCAGAACCTTATCAAATATTTTCTTACCATACTTAAACAAGAATACTCTCCCCTCATTCTCTGGATGAAGAGGATCTTTTACAACATAAACGTTGGAGTAATAAGATAGCTTGCGCTTCTGCTTACGTACTGTATCCTTATCAGCATCATTACCACTGTTCCATAACTGACGATTGTAGTCAGATACAGGATCTTTGCCACCATTTGTGGTCAAAGAGTTTTCAATAAACCATCCACCTGGTCCTTGGAATGCATGTGAATAAACCTTTACCCAAGGGAGTTCTTCTCCATCAGGTGCTGGAAGGAAACGAACAACTGCTGACCCAACGCCAGTCTTGTCCAGTTCTGCTTTCCAGAATCTTTCATCTGCTCCACCAGAAGATGAATTCATCTTCTCTACTTCTTTTACCAGTCTATCGGTAAGAGAACCCAGTTTGGATTGCTTTCTCAGTTTGTCAAAAGACATTTAGATTACCTCGTATTTGTTGAGATTTGGCTTGTGTGTATCCAGTATACTTGAGTCACCTTGCAGTGTCAAGTACTAAATCCTTAAGGATTTTTTTGTATGAGAATACATCTATATTTAGGAA